TTGAAATGTTGTTGATTTAGCAATAGCATTACCACTATTATCATAATTAAATAATTCTAAATTATTTATTCTAAAAATTGTATATTTTTTTCTTCTTTCAGCGTCTGCACCCCAATTATTATCCGAATTACCTTTCATATAAACCACTATATAGATTGGATTTAATATTGATTCATCTATTATTGAAGTATTAAATTGTTCTGAAGTGTTAGTATCCTCTTCTCTTAGTGGTAACATGTAATTTGCATTATATTCAGGAGTATTGTTAGAAAATTCTTCCAATTCAATATTATTACTTTTTAAATTTTGTATTAGTATTTGGTTTTCAATTATAGTGCCAAAATCTTCACCTTCATCAACATGACTATCTGTTTTTTTATAAAATCTATCAGCTACATCACTACCAGCATCTTCTGCTATGTTTCTTGATAAAATACTATTTATACCACTATAGCTTTTATTGTCTGCATCAGCATACTGTTGAGAAAACATATAACATCTTACATCATTACTTTTACAATCACGATTTACATCATTGTTGTTAATTCTTAATGCATTAATTTTAATTTGACTTATACCTTCAGTCTTTAAATTTCTTTCAATGATAACATTATTTAATTCATTATCAACAGATTTAGTGAACAAGTCTTTATTTTCAAACTTATCAGGATTTTTTGGTAAACCAGCTGAATTTTCGTAATTATAATTACCAGTACTATCATCAAAATTGTATTGACTTAAATCACCAAATTTTGGTTGGTCTTGTATTAATTTTTTAACAGCCATTAAAACGCTCCATCTTGATTTGACTTTTTAATAGAATTTATATTTTTTCTCTTTTTAGGTTCTAAAGTTTCATCATCAAATCGAGGCTTATAATCCACAACACCAAAACCTAAATTTTGATTACCACTATTATCACTAAAGACATTAGTTTCCAATGTTTCACTTGTAATGTTTATTAATAAATTTTGATTCATATCTATTTCTTCCGTTATACTACCTTCTAATGAAAATGGTATATTATCGTTTGGAAAATCATTTTCTAAAAATGTACCATTAGCTCCATATCTTGGTAATACAGGATAGTAATAACCATCTAACCATTCTTGTTGAGAGGAAAAATCTACTAATTCACCATCAACAATTCCTTCTCTGTTATAAATAGAGTAATCCTCAGGAATAATATTTTTCCAATACCTATTACTATCTGGTCTACCAACTTCAAGTAAATCTTCATCTGAAAATCCAAACAAGTCCCATATTTGTAATGGTTTAGTATAAAATTTAATATTTGTAATATTTAAATCACCAATTGATTTTCCTAATTCATCTGGATAAGTTTTTAGTCCTGTGTAAATTACTTGGTTTGATACAGGTATGGTAAAATCAATGTATGGTGGATTTACTGTATCGTTTATCAAATCACTATTAGTATCTTGATAACTACCACCACCAGAAAAAGGTATACCTGTTGAAGTTCCAAACCCCCCACAACCTAAAGCTGGATGACAAAATTCTCCTTGATAATCAGGTATTTGTTCAAGAAATCTATAAGTAACTCCCTCATACATTCTTGATATGAAACCACCATTACCATCATCTGGCATACTATCTAAATTCCAAGCACTATCACCCACATCACCCAAAACCTGTTCTGTATAAGGCCTGTCTCCGTACTCTCTCAGTCCCGGATGTTTTTCAAAACATAATTCATCATCAGGATGACAACTTATCAAAGCAAATTGTATTGGTGGGTCAAAATAATTAGTCGGATGTAAAAAACTATTTATGTTACAATCATATGTTTCACAAACTGGTTCAGTTGGAGCATCTAACATAAGTGCTCTTGGTATTTTATATTCATTCAATAAATCAAGTTCTGAAGATAATGAAGAATCCATTTTTTCTAAAGCTATTTGTGTTTTTAATCTATCACTTTCGTTTTGATATTCAACATATGTTTTTGTCGTATTAATAACTTCAGCTTGTGTGGTTGAAGTATTTCCACAAGTAATAGAACTAAGAAATTCCCCGATATAATCAGTTTGTGCCCAATCATCACCATCCCAGTAAGTTATTTTATCAAAAGCCATCATACAACTTTGTTCGAGTACTTTTTCATAACCCATTGTTTCACAAAATTTATTAGTTGTTTCACCAAAACAACTAAAATAAGGATAATAACCTTCTTCTGGAATTTCACCATCATATAATCCATCAATTAATTCAAATGGATTGGGATTATCATAAAATTGATAATCGGTAACAACTTCAGTTTCTTGATAATTTAATAAATCTATAAAACCTAATTGTCTTTTTATAGATTTATAATAAGCACTTTGTTCTGAATACCCACCAATTATAGGTGTATGGTTTTTATATGGTATAAATGAAAATCCATCAGAACCAAAATATTTGAAATCTTCATCTGTTCCCTCGTTAACATTTATTTTTAATTTAAATCTTTTATTTTTAATAATACCAAGTTCAGAGTTGTCATTTTCATCTACTTTCATTCTCATCATTATACCTGTAACTTCAAATACTCCGTGATTTTCATATGTGTGAAATAAAGCTTTATCTTCATCTATTGGTTCAGGTTTTGATGTAAATTCTTTTGGTGAACCATCACCCCAATCCACATCAGCAATGTAAAATCTACCTTTTTTAAAATCTTGATATACAGGTGTTCTTTTTACATCAAATACCTCATTACTTGGATGTTGTGGATAAAAATAAAATTGAGCTTCTAATGGAGCAGTGGTATCTTGATAAGCTTCTAATTGTGATAAAATAGTTGGGTCATAATATTTAGTTAAATCACCTTTACCATAATTGTTTGGCCCTTTTTTCTTTCTAACATCCACATCAGGTATAAAATCTTGTGATTCATAAACTTCAAAATCATCTAATAAAACTCTCCCATAAAAATTACCAGCTGCTTGAACGAGTAAATGTAATGGTCTCACAGTCCCACTACCATAACGGAAAACTTGACCCATTGTGAATTTATAACTAAATGTTTCCCATATATTTATTTCTGTATTTTGAAATCTTCCCATTGAACCAAAGTTAGAATATTTTCTATTTAATGTTCCTGTATCATTTATGTCATCACTATATCTTTTAGAGTTAAAATCACCGTGTGGCCAATACCCATGCCTAGCAGAATATGGTAGTTGTCTGTCATCATCAACCCTATCAAGTGTTCTATCTGGTCTATTTGTAGAATCATCACCATCCACAATTGCAATTTCAACTTGTGGTGGATTGTTTTCATCATAGAAAAAATCTAATGTTTTCATTTTAAATTTTACTTCCATTACAGTAAATGGATTTATTCTGTTTCCTTGATATGGATTATAAATTTTAACAACTTGATTTAATGACCTGTATTGATTTTGTAGAAAACCACCATTAGAAACATTCATATCATTATCTTTATCCCATGAAAACGTAACTCCATCTATGTCTCTTTCACCATCATCATTTAAAATAAACTCACCGTCATAAAAATTAGTCCCTAAAAATTCTAGACATCTATTGTTAGAAAAACAAGAAATTTCAGGGTCTTCAAAGTCTCTATCAATAATCCATTTTGCAAAGTTTGGAAAATAAATATTCGCTTCTCCTCCTGATTGTGAAGATGGGTCTTCCTTACCAACAGCAGTACATCTATAAGGTGTGATGTGTGATGCAAATGTAGAAACTGAATCCATAACAATACTATTACTACCAGCTTCACCTGCTGCACTATCAACTTGATTTTGCATAAAAAATTTATTACATTCATTGGCTTCAAAGCTTGTTAAACCTGACGCACTTATGAAATTGAATTGCAATCTTAAAAGTGAATTTTCATCATCTCTTCCTGTTCTGTAATCAAAAAAATATGGATAATATCCAGCATAACCAATCACACCTTGAGAATCTTGAGTTCCATCACTATCTACTTGTTCAAATGAATCTATAAGGTCTTGTCCGTTTGTCTCATCTTCAATATATTTACCCCACAAATTCTCTGGTGGTCTATCATCACCACCTCTATACAAATCATCACTTCTCTTTCTTACACCCACACCATCATAAGTACAATATCCCCATCGGGTTCTTATATCACCTGCAGGTGTAAAAAATCTTTCTCGTCTACCATTACCCGTTGTAGGTGCATTATTTGGTGCTGCTTTATTATCAAAAATACTTTTTACAAATTTACCATCACCATTTGGAACTAAATTTTCTTTTACAAGTTGTCTGAATTTAGTTTCCCTAAAATCATCAGGTAAATCGTCTTGTAATATATTATCATCATCAAATGAAAACAAACCTAATTCAATTCTCCCATCTTGATTAGAATCTTTCAGTCCTTGATTTGTATTTATAAAAATATCAGTGTTAATATTTAATGCACTGTATGGGTCATATGAATTAAATAAAGTTTGTTCTATTGCAACACCAGGCACACCAAAGTTATCAGATATTTCCTCATCGGTTGAATAGTTATCTGTTAATATATTATTTATTGGGTCAAGTTCATCTATACCGTCTTCGTCATCAATTGGTGGCTGAGTATCATCTTCTTCCTCTTCTACAATACCAGAACCATTTTCATCACGAAAACTAACTTCATCATAGGATACATTTTCACCAATTAATTTAAATTGCCAACCAAAATCTCCAGGATAACTAGTATTGTTTTCTGTTTCCAACGTGAGACCGATAAATACTAATCTTAGTGTTTTTATTGGTGTACCAATGTTAAAAAATATTTCAAAGTCTCTTGGTATTCGTTCAGGTAGGTAGTCACTAGCTTTTGGTATTTCTTGATTTTGCACCCAAATATAATGTGTATTTTCATCATAATAATAATCTTTGGAACTATTCCCTCCATAGTTATCGTATAAATACTGTACACCCTCATTCCCACCGATAATATAAGCTAATATGAATCCAGCTATGTCATCCCTATTGTATTCTAGAGCCCATGCAATAGCGTCTGCTGTATTTAAATTTTCAGAACCATCACCTAAACCACCTATATTAAATTCTTCAAAAAGTTCAGGAAAAAGTAAAGCTTCATTACCTTGATTTTCTAATTCAACAGCACCTTGAAAATCTGTTATTATTTCCCAATTAGGATTTTCTGTAATTAAATTATTAGTTTGGTATAAATCATTAAAACCAAATTGGTTTGGTTCTAATATTAAATTTAAATCTGCTGGAGATTGAGTAAGTGTTTGATTAATGTAACGAGATACATTAACACTATTGGTTGATAATGTATCAATATCATCAGATGGTTGACCTAAAGTAAAAAATATTTCTCTATCTTCTTCATTAATGTGTCTTAATGTAATTGAATTTGCATATAACATTGCTGATTGAAATTGTTCTATTTCAATAACATTATCAATACCAGAGTCGTCAGATAATTCATCTGAATAAGGTATATTTTCATCGTGATTATGTCCGTGATGATGGTGTCCATCTTGATTATGTCCGTCATCAGGTCTTGGTGGTCTTGGTTCAGGCTCTGGAGGATTTATTTGGCCAGTGAAGTCATCTGTTCTTTGCATACCACCAGCATCACCAGTTGTTATTGGAAGACCTTCTCTATTTGGTGTATTTTCATCTGCCATTATGAAAACCCCCTATCCTTTAAAACCACGAGCTCTTAACAAGTCACTTCGTGATATTATTTCTACTTTACATTTATTACCTAAACCTGAATTTGTAACATAAGTTCCATTACTAGCTAAATGATTTAACCAATAGTCTGCGTCTGTATTTCCAAAATCTGAACCATCTTCATTAATTTCTGGATTATAAGTTGCACATATGAAATACCATTCGTTAAAATCTTCAGGTATATTGGTATAGTTTACAAGTCTTCTTTCATCATATCCATAATAATGTCCAAGTTGAGTTTTATTTAAGTCTGGTGGATTGTATTGTTGTTTTGTAATACCAACCTGACCAACTGCAGAATCTCTTAGTCCGTAATCTGTACCACTTGTAAAATCTCCAAATTCTCTAACTTGTAATCTAACAAATCTTTCTGTATTTGTATTTTGAAATATCCCTAATGTGTTTTGATGATAAGTATCCTCAAGGTAATCCCCAAAAGTTTCTACAACACCACTATCTACTGCGTAAGTATCATCTTTATTCAATACAAAAGTTTCTAATCTAAATCCAAAAGCGTTTTCAGGTCTGACAGGATTTCCATAATTAAATAAAGTCCCTTGAGATACTTTGTCTAAAAATTTAACCCACATAGTTATAGTGAAACCTGTACCAGGATTATTTCGTATAAAATTTATTCTCATATCATCTGTAGTTTGAGTTAAGAACCCATTATAATCATTTGTTAACCAAGTTGGATTATTTGGATTTAATCCATCAATAAATTCTTGATTAGTATTACGAACAATTATACCTTGATTTAATTCTCTAAATTTTAAATATCCAGATGATTGATTTTGATACTCTGGTCTACCATCTAAATCTTCGTCAACAAAACCCTCTAATATGTCTGTTAAGTATGGTCGAACTGTTCTATATATTTCTTCAATGGTTCTAGTTGAATTTGTGCTATTAGCTGTATCTGTTAACCTATGAATGAATGCATTTTTTTCCCCAATAAGTGAATCCTCTGGATTATCTTGTGCGTATGAAATACTGTTGTCTTGACTATATTGTTCAGCACCACTCCAATTACCATCATCGTCTCTATCAACACCAAGTTCATCGTCTTGGTCAAAATTAGGTAAAGTTGGTGGGAGTAAGGCGTTTAATTCTTGAAAAAATCTATTAATTCTGCCTTGTCTTGTATCACCCGTTGGGAGTAATTCAAAAATATTTGTATCTAAATATTCCTCAGCTTGCTCTACATTTATAACTGAACCTGATTGTTCCAATGATATAAATTGACTTACATTTAGTGGATTACCTTCCTCAGGTGCAACTATATCTGAAATGTCAACACCATTAAGACTTGGAACTGATGTTACTATTGAAATTACAAATGTATCATTTGCATAACCTTGTATTGAAAAATCAACTGTTTGAAGTGCATTTTCATTATTTAATTTATTTGCAATCTCATATAAATTTCGTTGATAACCATCATTGTTAACAAATGTTTTGTTTAAGTCTTCTTCATTAGCTTTAAAATCTTTTTGAAAAAGTGCAAGTATATCACTACTATTTTGTGCACCTAAATCAAACTGTCCATTACGAATAAATTTCTGATTACGACTAACATCATCAGTGTCTACTTGCCCACTTTGTATTAGTTTATCAGATAATTTATCTAAAAATATTTCAACTAAAGATATTTCAAAATCAGTATAATCAGCCATCTTTATTTCCTTTTCACTACAAATTCAAAATCATCATCAAACACTTGTTCTTGTCCATCATCATATTTTAATTTTAATTGTATTTTGTAAACTCTATCAGGATAAAATCCATCTAAATATTGAATAAAATAATTTGAATCACTATCACAACTTAATTTAGTAAAACTTACACTTGAACTATCTTCAAATGGAACAATAAACTCATCAGTAGCAACATCTTTAATCGCATATGAACCACTACCCTCAGTTATAAATGAACCAGTTACAGTTTGAACTGAGTTAGAAAAAGTTTTTTGAATATATCTTTTTCTAGCACCGACTCTAAACTTAACTCGTTCACCAACTTTATAGCTTTCTCTTAAACCTTTCATATATAAAAAGTTATCACTCAACCCACTCATTGTCAATTCATTTAATGAACCTGTGTTTGAACCTGTACAAGGTAGATGGTCATCCCAACGAACTTCTAATCTCGGTGAAAAAATCGTATGTGTGTTTCTTGAGAAAAATTTTAGATGTCCAAATGTAGTTTCATCTGTTTCTTGACTACCACTAAAATTTATTAACATTCCATAATTTTCTTCTTGACCTTTCAACCACATATTCACCATTTTAGTAACATCTACTTCAACATCAGGTGATTGGTTTGTAAAAGATTGTTCTGATTGACTCACACTTAAAACAGATACACCAGGTGTAGCCCAAGGCACTGTAGTTCCGCCAATTGGATTACTACGATTTTCAAAACTACATCCATTTGTATTTTTTGGATTGTCACCATCCTTACCAGTACCCTCTGTCCAAGATTGTGATATTGGCTGAATGGCTAATTTATATTCTTCAGTCATTTCTGCATTACCCTCAGCCTCATAAAGTCTCAAAAAGTAAGATGCGTCTGATGATATTGTACCATCAGCGACAGACTTAGATAACTCTGTAAATTCAGTTCCACTAAAGTTAACTAATGCTCGTGTTTGATGGTCTAATGAATTATTAAAAAATTCTTTTTTAACTTCAAGTATTTGGTCTCTTCCAAAGTTTTGGTCTTTAAAAGACTCACCAGTTATGGTTGATGAACCACTTGAAATCCAAGTGTCTTGTGATGGAAAAATAAAATGATGCATTATCTAACCCTCCCTATTATGTTTTCGTTTGGCCTTTTTAATTCAAAAACCGTTGGTGTAGCTGTATTAGGTGGTAGTATAATTGTACCATCATCAGAAAGTGCAGTTTCAAAATTATATTTATAATTATAATTTAAAAATTGTGATTGTGTATTGGGTATTTTAAATCCACCATCAATCACATCATCACCATCTAAATCAACTCCTGTACCTGATGGGTCAAATGAATAAGTATATGTTGGTATCCCCAAACTATCACCATCACCATTGTTATCATAAAAATAATCAGACCTTTGTGTTATAGTGACATGTCCAATAGAACGAACACCTTCAACTCCCATTAATTCAAATTCTAATTGACTTTTATAAATTGGTTGATTGAATTGCATGTTTTCTATTCTAAAATAATCTTTAATTTTTTGAATACAATCTAATTTTACTTTTTGTTTGTTTGCATATTTTTCAGCAATTACATCAAATATAACGCCAAAGTTTACAATGTACCCATCATTGATTGTTACAGTATCTGTTAAGATTTTAAAATTTTCTAAATATTTTGTTATATTAGCTGTTAGTGTCACTGGTAAATTATCAGTTCTTTGTAATGAAACGGCGTGAGGATTACCTACCAATTCTTTTCTATTATTGTAAGCCAATAGATATAAATTTATACTTGATAAATTAAAACTTGAAAAATCAGTATAGGTTTGTAATGTCTCTAAACTTGTATTAGTTGAAGTTAATGCATTGTTAATAGCTGCAATAAAATTTGGAAGGTCTTCTACTATTTGTTCTGCAGGAATACCTTGATTAAGAATATTTGATAATGCATTTATTTCATAACTCAAACCAAATTGCCCGTTAATGTTATTGGTTAGTATTGATAAATCATTATTGAATTGTTGAAGTTGAGCGTCATCTGTTATGTCATCTGGTACACTTCTAGCAACATATACCTTAGCTATATTTCCAAACTTCGCAGGTATGTTTAATACTCTAGCTTCATAATCTTCTTTTGTCACACATCTGTTTTGTGTAGAGAAGAACGCCTTAGCCTTTTCTTTTATTTCAATCGTGTCCTCTTCATCTTTACCACCACGAGCTGGTTGATTGTTTGTTACACTTGTAAGTATTGAACCAGCATCAACAGCCGGTGTCACTGTTGTTGGTAAAGTTGTTAAATCTCCACTTGGAACATTTGAATTAATTCCACCACCTACACGATAAGTAATTGTCAAAGTTGTATTGTTTGGTGTTTCACCAAGTGTTGAATACTCATCACCCAATAATGGGTCGATAGCTTGATTTAAATCATTTGTTTGTCCAGGAATAATTATACCAACTTGTTCCATATCAATAAAACCCTCATCAACTACTTGTCCATTTTTTAACACACCATTACCAAAAACCAATGATGTTGTATTATCTTGATTTGTCTCACGAGTAAATCTTTTTCCTGTTATTAAGTAAGTTAACGAATATGGAACTGCAGTCGTTGATATGTTTCCTTCAAAATCCACATATGCAGAACTTCTACTTTCATCATCTGTATAATGTGTAGAAATTGGAACTTTATCTTGTGCTAAAAAGTCAACCTCATACCATTTATTGTTATTTGTATCTATACACGAAATAATATCAATCACATTTGTATCAGGTATGGTAATGGTTTTAAATTTTTCAGGTACTCCGATTTGAAATGTAATTGTTTTTTGAGTAGCACTAATAGCTCTTACATTTCTTGATAGTGTATAGGTTGAAGCTAAACCTGTGTCAGCTGTCGTACCGATTGTATTAGTGTCATCACCTTGTTCAATTTTAAAATCAATCGGGTCAATTGTTACAAAAGTCGTGTTTGTATTGGTTGACGAAACTACCTCAATACCTGGGTCGAATATACTAGCTTTATCATAATCAACTTTAGCAACATTACCACTATCCACATCAACATTTGAAGTAAAAGTTAAATCAACAAATGATGGCACAATTGGTTTAACTTTATATCCAAACATCTTAGCCATAGTAATTATGTTTCTTCTCTCTTCAGCTAATGGTAATAACATCTCACGATATTGTTGGTCTATATAAAATGATAACACATCACCAACATAAGCGTTCATTTCTATTAACATCATACCAGGTGATGTTTCATTAAAATCTCTATATGTATTTGGAAAATAAGATTTAGCATAATTCATCAATGATTGTTTTAATGATGTAAAATCTTTATTTAAATAATTTACATTTGATTCTTTAAAATTTTCTTTACCATATGTTGGCATTTTTTATCTCCAATTAATATCCACCACCACTCGTTACATTTGATTCTGATTCCGTTACATCACTACTGAAATCTAAAGTGATAGAATCTAAAGTGTTTGGGTCCTGTTTAATGTTAAATAATATCTTTACTCTAATTTCATTTGCTCCAATATCTGTAGTGTTATCTCTACTTAAAACTTGAATATCTCTTACCTCAACAAAAGGTAACCAAAATTCTATTTTATCTAATATTGCATCTTGTACACCAATTAAATTTTCATTTGTAATATGTTCAAATAATAATGTTCTTAAATTTAAACCTAAGTTTGGTTGAAAAAATCTTTCACCCTCATTGGTTTGTAATAAATTTCTTATGTTGTTTTTTACCGCTTCTATGGTTGTAGAAGTTGAAGCAAAAAATCCATCGTTGTCACTACCTCTACGAATTGGTAAATCAATACCAACTTTAACATTAGTATCATTATCTTGAATGTAAGGTTTTCTTGATGTATCTTTAATAGCCACTATAATAACTCCTCAATGTCTTCAACTGATAACTTAACAGTTGTGTTTTCTCTTTGACCATCTTCATTTTCAACATCAAAACCATCTTGAGAGTCAGGGTCTTCACCAATATAAACATAACCAGCTGAGTTCAAACCACCAGAGTCTTTTCCTAAATCAAGTCCTGCTAATTTAGCACCACCCTCTAATAAAGGTATTATGGCTCTTTCCAACTCACTTTCCAATTTATCTATAATTTCACCTATAGCAGGTATTGGTAATTTTCTTAACGCTTTCAAAATAGGAGCTTTGTCACCTAACAATGTTTCCAATTCAATATTTACAACTTGGTCAGGTGTTTTTAAACTTTCAACTACAACAGGTGCTTTTAATTGTGTTATAGTTAAATTAGCTTCACTTAGTGTTTCAAGAATAGCTCTAGCTGTATACTCAGCTTCTAAATAAATTTGTGAACCAGGTCGTGTGTCTAAACTAATAGATTGTTGTAGTTCAGGAGCTAGTGTCTCTTCCACAGATTTAACTTTAGCATCAATTAATTTATCTCTCAATCCCATTCTTATCTTCCGTTTTTTATTTTAGATTTTTCTTGTGATTTTTTTAGAACCTCTCTATAATCTTTTTTCAAGAAATCTGGTGTTTGTCCATCAACACTTATAGTTGGACTTTGATTAGTTACCATATCACCATATTGCCTACCAATCAATTCATTCATTCTATCTGAAGTAAACTCACTACCACCTAATGTTTTCCATTCACCATCTTGAGCTGTTTCATTCAATACATCATTCAATACAGAATTATTTGTAAATGATTTTTTCTCAATTATTTTTTTAGGTTGTGGTTGAGATTCAATTGGTTGTTTTAATTCAGTTATCACTTCCTTGATAGCCATAGCAACTTCTTCTCTAACGATTTGTCTGATTATTTGTTTTGTTGTTTTTTTCTTTTTCATAATTACCTCTTTTAGTTTCCTTCTATATTGTGATAAATACTTAACATATTTTCAATACCACGTCTAACATCATTAGCTTTAGCCGTAATATCTGGATTAATTGGAGTCTTTGGCCCAAATTGTGTTGGGACTGTTAAATTTGAAAATAAATCTAATATTTGTTCTAAAATTGATTGAAGAGAATTACCTAACACCATTTGTTCCATACTTACTGCTCTTTCTCTATTACCAATATTTACATTTGATGATAAAAGATTCAAAGTATCAAATGAACCAATTGATATATGTCTTCCAGCACCAATATGTATATCTTTTATTGATGACATATAAATATCATCAAGTTTTGTATTTAATGTTATTCTATCCGAATGGAATAAAATTTGATTTGCATTTTCACCCTCAAAAATTTTTTGGCCATTATCATCAACTTCACCAGTATCTACTGAACCATATTGATAAATTGTTTCATCAGGGTCAGCACCATT